CTGTGAAAAGCGGGCCATCGGCAGCGGGGGCGGCTTCGGCTATCGGGCCATCCGGGAGGACGTGAAGATCGAGCTGATGGACAGCATGATCCTGGCCCATTGGCAGTGCGCGCAGCAAAAGCCGGCGCGCCGGCAGAAGATCAGTTACTGACGGGGCCTGTTCATGGGCCCTGAAGTAAATATTTTCCCCATACCACGGGGCAATCAGTGGGAGGTTATTTCAATGGCAGAGTTCACCCCTATCACGACCCAGGAGCAGTTCGACGCCGCCATCGGCGAGCGCCTCAAGCGGGAACGGGAGGCGCTGGCGAAAAAGTACGGCGACTACGACGAGCTCCGGGCCAAAACGGCCGACCAGGAAAAGCAGATCGGCGAACTGACCCGCAGCCTTACCGAGAGCAGCGAGAAGTACGCCGGCTACGACAAGACCCTGGCCGAACTGCAGGCGAAGCTCAAGGGCTACGAGACCGACTCGGTAAAAACGCGCATCGCCCTGGAAGCCGGCCTGCCCTACACGATGGCGTCCCGCCTTTGCGGCGAGAGCGAGGAGGACATCCGGGCGGACGCCCGCAGCCTCGCCTCCCTGATGGGCGCCGGCCGCACCGAGGCAGCGCCGCTGCACACCGGTGAGCCGGCGGGCGGCAGCTCCAAACGGGACGCCCTGCGCGCCTTGAACGCGCAGCTGAACGACAACGACTGATAAAAAAGGAGAGTATGCAATTATGGCAGATGTTATTTCCAAAGGCACCCTTTTCCCCGAGGAGCTCATCCCTGAGCTGATCCAGCAGACCGTGGGCGCCAGTGCTCTGGCGAAGCTGTGCGCCGCAAAGCCCATCCCCTTCAACGGCCAGAAGGAGTTCACCTTCACCCTGGACAAGGAGATCGACGTGGTGGCCGAGAACGGCGCCAAGACCAAGGGCGGCGCCACCGTGGCGCCGGTGACCATCGTGCCGGTGAAGGTGGAGTACGGCGCCCGCGTGTCGGACGAGTTCCTCTACGCCGCCGAGGACGCCCGGCTGGATATCCTCACCTCCTTCGCCGAGGGTTTTGCCCGCAAGGTGGCCCGCGGCCTCGACCTGATGGCCTTCCACGGCGTCAATCCGCGCACCGGCTCCGCCTCCAGCGTCATCGGCACCAACCACTTCGACAGCAAGGTCACCCAGACCGTGACCATCCAGGGCGAAGATAAGCCCGACGACAACATCGAGGCCGCCGTGGCGCTGGTGCAGGGCTCCGAGCGCGAGGTGAACGGTCTGGTGCTGGCCCCGGTATTCAAGAGCGAACTGGCCAAGCAGAAAACCGCCGACGGCGCCAAGCTCTACCCCCAGCTGGCCTGGGGCAGCAACCCCGGCGAGATCAACGGCCTGCGGGTGGAGTCCAACACCACCATGAGCGCCAACTCCAGCCAGGACCGTGCGCTGGTGGGCGATTTCATCAACGCTTTCCGCTGGGGCTATGCCAAGGAGATCCCGGTGGAGGTCATCAAGTACGGCAACCCGGACAACGACCCGACCCTGGGCGACCTGAAGGGCCATAACCAGGTGTACCTGCGTGCGGAGGCTTACATCGGCTGGGGCATCCTTGACCCCTCTGCTTTCGCCTTTGTGAAGGCCGGCGCGTAAGGAGGGAACGGGATGGAATACCGCAACAAAACGACCGGGGCGCTGATCTCCACCGACTGCGTCATCAGCGGCGGCGACTGGGAGCCGGTAAAGCCCGCCGCGGCCCAGCCTGAAGAGGCTGACCCGGCGGATGTCGAGGAGGACGAGCAGGACGAGGCTCTGGCCGCGCCTGCCAAACCCGCCGCGCGCCGCGCCGCAAAGAAGAAGGAGGCTTGACGATGGACTATGCCACCGTGGAAGATATCTCGCTGCTCTGGCGCGCACTGACGAGCCAGGAACAGCAGCGGGCGGCGGAGCTGCTGCCGGTCATCTGCGCCAGCCTGCGCACCGAGGCGAAGAAAGCAGGCCGTGATCTGGACGCCATGATTGCCGCGGACGCTGACCTTGCTGCGGTGGCGAAGTCGGTGACGGTGGATGTGGCGGCCCGCACGCTGATGACCGAAACCGACCAGGAGCCCATGACCCAGTTCAGCCAGAGCGCCGGAGGCTACACCGCCTCCGGCACTTTTCTGGTGCCGGGCGGCGGGCTGTTCATCAAAAAGAGCGAGCTGGCCCGGCTGGGCCTGCGACGCCAGAGATACGGGGTGATCGAACTGTATGGTGAGCCGGATCCGCGGGATTGATGTGATCCTTTACGAACGGACCAGGGCGGGGGAAGACGACTTCCACGCGCCGGTGTATGAGGAAACGCCGGTCACGGTTCAGAACGTGCTGGTGACGCCGGTATCGGCGGAAGAGGTGACGGCGGACCTGCAGCTGTACGGCAAGCGGGCCGCCTACGAGCTGTGCCTGCCCAAGGGCGATGCCCATAACTGGGCCGCAGGCACCCGGGTGGACTTTTTTGGCGGGAGCTGGCGGGTCTTTGGGCCCGTCACCGAGTACATCGAGGCTAATCTGCCCCTTGCCTGGAACAAGAAAGTGAAGGTGGAACGCTATGGCTAAAACGCGCATCGTTCTGAACCGGGCGGGGGTGCGGGCGCTGCTGCGCTCCCAGGCGATGATGGAAGTCTGCGAAAAGCACGCCCGGGACGCGCAGGCCCGGCTGGGCGAGGGCTATGTAGTCACCACCCGGCGGGGCAAAAACCGCGTCAACGCATCCATTGCCGCCCAGTCTTCCGCCGCCCGGCGGGAGAACGCCCAAAGCAACACGATTTTGAAGGCATTGAAATGATGATCGAAGAAACGGTCCTGAACTATCTGAGCGACGCCCTGGACGCGCCGGTGTGCATGGAAGTGCCCCCGGAGCCGCCCGGGCGTTTTGTGGTTTTGGAGAAGACCGGCAGCAGCCGCACCGACCACATCTGCAGCGCGGTGATCGCCGTGCAGTCCTATGCCGAGAGCCTGCTGGAGGCCGCCAGGCTGAACAAGCGGGTCAAGGAGGCCATGGATGAATTGGATGATTTGGACGAGATCGCCTCCGTGCGGCTGAACACCGACTGCAACTTCACCGACCCCGCCGCAAAGCGGTACCGCTACCAGGCGGTGTTCGACATTACCCATTACTGAAAAGGAGGATTCCATGGACGTAAAAAACGTGAGCGTCGGCAAACCCAAGAAAGGCGGCGCCATCTTCCGCGCGCCTCTGGGCACCACGCTGCCCACCGACGCAAAGACCGCGCTTGACCCGGCCTTCAAGCCGCTTGGCTACTGCGGGGAGGATGGCCTGGTGAACGCCAACTCCCCCGAGAGCGAAAACATCAAGGCCTGGGGCGGCGACACCGTCTATACCTACCAGAGCGAAAAGCCGGACACCTTCAAGTTCAAGCTCATCGAGTCGCTGAACGTGGAGGTGCTCAAAGCCGTGTACGGCGACGCCAACGTCACCGGCACGCTGGAAGCCGGCATCACCGTCAAGGCCAACAGCACCGAGCAGGCGGACTGCGTCTGGGTGGTTGACATGATCCTGCGGGGCGGCGTGCTCAAGCGGGTGGTCATCCCCTGCGCCAACGTGTCCGAGGTGGGGGAGATCGCCTACACCGACGAGGACGCGGTGGGCTACGAGACCACCATCACCGCCAAGCCCGACAGCGAAGGCAACACCCACTACGAGTACATCGTGAAGGGGGCCTGAGCATGGTAAAGGGAACGACATCTGCAGGCTTTGAGTTCGAGCTGGACGAAAAGGTGCTGGACAACATGGAACTGGTGGACGCGGTGGCCGAAAGCGAAGAGAACCCCACCGCAGTCTCCCAGGTCTGTCTGCTGCTGTTGGGCAAGGCCCAGCGCCGCCAGCTCTATGACCATCTGCGCACCCCGGATGGGCGGGTGCCGGTGGAGCAGGTCACCGCCAGCGTGGTGGAGATCTTCAACGCCTGCGGCAGACCAGGAAAAAACTGATTGCCCTCGCCGGCATGATCGCCTCCAGCGAGGACGCGCTGGTCTGCGATATGGCCGAGACCTACGGAGTGTTCGACTATCGGGCGCTGCCGGTGCCGCTGCTGGCAACGCTGGCCGCCGGTCTGAGGGATACGTCCAGAAGCAGGATGCTGTTGTCGGGGGTCGGGGCGGCCCCCGACACACTTTTGCTTGCCGCTGCCGCCGACTGGCTGGCCACCCTGGTGTGGATGCAGTCGGAGGACGGCCGCAAGCGCCGCAACCGCCCCAAACCCGTGCTGGCGGCGCTCATGGGCAAAAAGCCGCAGCCCGGGGGCGAGGTGATCGCCTTTGACACAGCGGAGGAATATGAGGCGGAACGCGCCAGGATATTGAAGGAGGTGAGCGAACATGGCAACTGAACTGGCCCAGGCATATGTGCAGATCATGCCTTCCGCAAGGGGCATCCAGGGCAGCCTGTCCCAGCTGATGGGCGGGGAGGCATCCGCTGCCGGCGAAAGCGCCGGCCGGTCTCTCGGCGGAAAGCTGGTGGGCGCGGCGCTGGGCATCGTTTCGGCGGCGGCCATCGGGCAGGCATTCGCCGCGGCCATCACCGAGGGTGCCGCCCTGGAGCAGAGCCTCGGCGGCATCGAGACCCTGTTCAAGGAAAGCGCCGATACCGTGAAGCAAAACGCCGCTGAAGCCTACCGCACCGCCGGTATGAGTGCCAATCAGTATATGGAGCTCACCACCAGCTTTGCGGCCAGCCTGCTGCAGAGCCTGGGCGGAGATACCGAGGCGGCGGCCCGCATTTCGGACATGGCTATGACCGACATGTCCGACAATGCCAACAAAATGGGCACCGACATGGAGCGTATCACCGACGCCTACCAGGGCTTCGCCAAGCAAAACTACACCATGCTGGACAACCTTAAACTGGGCTACGGCGGCACAAAGGAAGAGATGCAGCGCCTTTTGGCCGACGCTCAGAAGATCACCGGCGTCAAATACGACATCGGCAACCTGTCTGACGTGTACGAGGCTATCCACGTCATTCAGGGAGAGCTGGATATCACCGGGACCACTGCGAAAGAGGCGGCAGCCACGCTCTCCGGCTCGCTGGCCTCGATGAAGGCTTCGTTCAAGAACGTTCTGGCACAGCTTACTTTGGGGCAGGACGTGGGTCCGGCGCTGAACGCTCTTGCCGAAACAACGACCACGTTCCTGGTGGGCAACCTGCTGCCTGCGGTGTGGAACATCCTGAAGGCGCTGCCAGGGGCGTTGGTCACCTTTATCAAAACGGCAGCGCCCCAGATGTCGGCGGCTTTTCTGGAGTTTTTTCCGCAGGTGCAGGAGGGGGTTGCGGCGGCGATCCCGTCGCTTCTCACCACGGCCCGAACGCTCATCGACCAGCTGTGCAGCGGCTTTTCCGCCGCCTATCCCACACTGCTAGCCCGGGGCGGCGAGATCCTTCAGCAGCTTCTGGCGGGCGTCACCGCCGCGCTTCCGGGCGTGTTCCAGGCGGCGCTGGACATTATCACATCCTTTGTGAATACCTTCATCTCCAACTATCCCGCCTACATGCAGACCGGCACGCAGGTGCTGCTCTCGCTGATCGACGGGCTGCGGCAGAGCCTGCCCCAGATGCTCGTTGCTGCCGGCGAAGCCGTTGCCTCCATGCTGAGCGGCCTGATTGCGAATCTGCCGCAGATCATCTCCGGCGGATTTCAGATGATGACAAGCCTCATCCAGGGGTTGAGCGACGCGCTGCCGGAGCTGGGCACTGCGGCCGGCGCCGCAGCAAGAGAGGTGTGGGAGGTCATCAAGAAGGTGGACTGGCTCCAGCTGGGCAAGGACATCATCCGGGGCATGATCGACGGCATCGGCGCCATGGCCGGGGCGCTGTGGGATGCGGCGGTCAGCATCGCAAAGACCGCCTTCAACGCAATCAAGAGCTTTTTTGGCATTGCCTCACCTTCCCGTCTAATGCGGGACGAGGTGGGCCGGTGGATCCCGGCGGG